TATAGAATTAATAGAAATAAAATTAATCTTTGTGAAACTTTAATAGATTCTCAACAAAATCCTCCAACAGTTGTATCTTTTGCTTCTACAGGAAGTTTTTCACAATCAATAGCATTAATTAATCCACAATTACAACCAATTAAAAATAACAATTTAGTATTTGACCTTACAGATTCTTCACTCTTAAACTACAGTTTTAAATTATATCAAGACAGAGAGTTTAATAATGAATTTGTTTCAACTGGTTCTAGTACTAGTTTCAATATATCTGGAGTAGGAACTATTGGAGTAACATCCACAGCAACTCTTACATTAGATTATAATTCGCAAATTGGTGAATTATTCTATACATTAGAAAAAGATGGAGTATTAGTTAAATCTGATACTGATGTTAATAATTATTCAAGTATTAAGTATGTTGATAGTAACTATAACAACTCATATACTATTAGTGGTGTTGCAGCAACAACCTTTAATATAAACATCGATAAAAAACCAGAAAAACTTTCTTATGGTTCAACAGAGTGTGACAAATTAGAGTACTCAACAACATCAACTTCTCCATCTGGTCCGGTTAATTCTTTAAGTATTATATCTTCAGGAACCGGATATAAAAAATTACCTTCTTTAAAATCCACAAGCTCCATCTCTGGAATAGATTTGATTGCAAACGCAAAATCAATAAATGTAGGATCTATAAAAGAAAGTAGAGTCGTCAATAATAGATTCACTTATTCTTCCGATAAAACCTTAAGACCCAAAATAAATGTCTCACCAAATATTGTAACAAAAGATTCAAATACATTAAGTCAAATATCAATAATTAATGGAGGAGAAGGTTATGTATCTCCACCAACAATTACTCTTGTAAACTCTACAGATGGAAGTATAATAGATTCTGGATTTATTGAAGCAAAAATAACAGGATCTGCAATTTCTTCTTTGGATATTAAAGTACAACCAAAAGGTTTGCCTGATGAAACTGTAAAAGTTTTTACAACAAATAACAACAATGGAGTTGCTATCGAAAAGGTAGAGTCATCAAATACGGGTATTTTCACATGCACGATATCAACACCTGGCATCGGAACTTTCAACACTCCACCATTTGCTGATGGAGATGAAGTATTCATCGAAGGTATTTCAAAAATTAGTTCTGGTGGTGATGGATTTAATTCTTCTGATTATGGATTTAAATTCTTCAGAGTAACTGGATATGATACTGCGGGAGTTAATGATACAGTACAAATTGATGTATCCGATCTTACTTCAAACACTGGAATTGCAAAAACAATTCAAGATTTTAGTGGAGTCATAATTAATAAAAATGATTACCCTACTTTTAAGGTAGTTCAAGAATCATCTAAATTTTTGATTGGAGAATCTTTATCTTCTAATCAAATAATAAGAGATTTGAAAGTTACAGGAAGTGATGGAGATTCCTTAAAAGTTTTAGGAACATATGAATTATCAATAGGTGAAGTTGTTACTGGAAATGATTCTGGTACTGTTGCTACAATCAGATCCTTGAATTTGAATGAGGGAACATTTAATGTTGGATACTCTAATGTAAAAGATATTGGTTGGGACACTGAAACTGGAAAATTAAGTGAGGATTTTCAGGTCACTTCAGATAATAATTACTATCAAAATTTATCTTATTCCATAAAGAGTTCAATAACATATAAAGATCAACAATCTCCAGTAGAAAGTTTAGTTCATACAAGTGGATTGAAAAATTTTGCTGACACTGGAATAACATCAAATACAAGTGCGGGATTATCTACTACTGAGGATGGAATTACTATAGTTTATGATATAATTGATGAAAAAAGAGTGGATACCATTAATAACTTTGATAATGTTATTGATATTGATGTTGTAGATTCAAAATCAAAATTCTTAAAATTAAAAAACAAAAAACTTACAAATTTCACAGAATTAAAAAATCTCAATGTATTATCCGTTGATGATCTTCAAAGTCAGTTCTCAAATTCAGAATCAGAATCCACTGAATTTTTATTAGTAGATGAACTTGATAATAGAACATATTTTAATTACTTAATAAGAATATCCAATGAAGACAATAGTGAAATTCAATTAACTGATGTTACTATTTTAAAAAATGAATTAGAATCTGTTATTGTTGAAAATGAATCAATATCGGGACAAGAATTTAATTACGGTGTTTTTGACTTATTTACAGACGAAAATGAAAAAACTTTCTTAAGATTTGTCCCCAATGATGCACTGAATACAAATTACGACCTGAAAGTAATTAAGCAAATATTCGATACGAATATATCTGGAGTTGGAACACAATCTATAGGTTTTGTCGATTTGACAGGTTCTGTTGCTACAGAAAATACTAGTGTAGGAATTGGAACTACGACAATTATTTCTTTAAATTCCAGTGATTTTGAATCTCTTTATGTCAATGCACAGGTAATTAATACAGTTACTGATGATATGAATTATGTGAGATTGTATGTTTCTATTGCAGGAACAAATACTTTCATGTCGGAATATTATATTGATAGTAATGTTTTGAGTTCTTCAACAGGAAATCAAATAGGTACATTCACTTCTACTGATTTGGGAGGTGGAGTTATATCACTAATACACGAAAATACTTCTACTGATGAACTTAAGATAAGAACTAACATTGTAGGATTCGGTACAACATCCACTGGAATTGGTACATATAGATTTAAATCGTCAGATCAATTTAATGGTCAAGAAAGAAGTGTAATTTATGATTCAAGATATTATTCTACTGTTGGTGCTTCTTCAACAACAATTCAAATCTTAGATAGATCCTTATTTAATGCATCTAAATCATTAGTACAAGTAAGTATTGGCTCTACAAAGGCACTTCATCAGGTTATGCTAATTGATGAAGGAACTGATATTTATACACAACAATTACCTTTCCTTTCAGTATCTAATGATGATAGTGAATTAGATGATTCTTCTGGTATTGGAACATTTGGTGGAGAAATATCTGGAGGTGATTTGATACTTAAATTCTACCCAGATGTAAATCAAACAGATCAAATTGATATTGAAGTATTCAGCAAATCTTTCTATTCTGAAGTAGATATTGTCAACGAACCTTTAGATTTATCTTATGCTTCTGTAACCGAAAGTATTGATGAAAAATTCTATAATGCTCTCAATCTTAATAGAATTAATAGAGATAGTTTCACATTAACTGATAATGGTATTCCAATTTTCTCAAAGAAATTTAATCCCAATTCATCTGCATTAGACGCATCTACTGGATTATTTACAATTCAAAATCACTTCTTTGTGACTGGAGAAGAATTGATCTATACTCCAAATTCCACAATTGTTGGTGTTGGAACCAGTGCCATGGTCACTCCTAGTGGGGAATTGCCATCAAGAGTATATGCCATTAAATTAACTGAAAATACTTTTAAGGTAGCAATAACAACTACAGCAGCTGCTGCAGGAATTGGAACAACATTTACTTCTCTTGGAGAAGGTAATGCTCATAGATTTACTATGAAAGAAAGAAACACTAAATGTATCCTTACTATTGATGAATTGGTTCAATACCCATTAGCACCTACTAAGGTTACTCATACTCTGAGTGGAAATGTTGGAGGTTCTCTGAATACTAGTGACACTATTGTATCTTTGAGTGGAATTTCTACGATAAATCCAAAAGATATATTGAAAATTGATGAAGAATATATGGGTGTTACTAATGTTGGTTTTGGAACAACAAATGTGGGACCAATTACAAATAATGGAACTATAAATTTAGTTGAGGTTAAGAGGGGATTTGTGGGTTCATCTGCAACAAATCATGCAGACTCTACCTTAGTAAGAATTTTTAAAGGTTCGTTTAATATTGAAGATAGTGAAATTTATTTCACAGAAGCACCAAGAGGTAATCCGCAAATCACAAAAACAAAAAACAATTTAGATTTTGAAACTTCATCGTTTACTGGTAGAGTATTTTTAAAATCAAATTATGATAATAATAAAGTTTATGATGATTTATCTGATGAATTTACCGGAATTGGAAGAACATTTACTCTGAAAGTTGGAGGTGCTAATACCACAGGACTTGGAACGGAAGGTGCAAGTGGTTTAGTATTCATCAATAACATTTATCAATCACCTAAAACTGATAATAACCCAACAAGATTCAATTATGAAATATTAGAAGACTCTAATGCGGGAATAACTACAGTAGAATTTTCCGGAATCACAAGTTTCAACTCTGACCCACTTCAATATATTGTTTCTGATTATGATGTCAATCTAAATGAAGTTCCTAGAGGTGGAATTATAGTTTCATACGGATCCACACCTGGACTTGGATTTGCCCCTCTTGTGGGTGCTTCTGTAACTGCTGTTGTTGGTGCTGGTGGTTCTATAACATCCATAGGAATAGGAACAACAGGAACATTTGGATCTGGATATAATGGATTAGTTTCTATAGGAGTAACAGTTTTTGAAGACGGACACGAAGGAGATGTCGCAACAATAACAGCATCTATTGGTGTTGGTGGAACATTATCATTTAATGTGGGCACTGGAGGAACTGGTTATAGTAATCCTAAAATATTCGTTTCTGATCCATCTTATAAAAATCTACCAGTAGTTGGTGTTTCTAGGATAGGAATTGGAACAACAACTGACACTGGTAATGGATTATTGGTAGATTTAAAGGTTGGTGGATCTACAGGAATAGGATCTACTTTATTTGAAGTAAGTGAAGTTAAATTTTCAAGACCAGGATTCAATTTCAGAAGAGGTGATGTATTCAAACCAGTTGGATTGGTGACCGATGGTTCTTTATCTTCTCCAATATCAGATTTTGAGATTACAGTGATTGATACTTATTCTGATAACTTTGCTGCTTGGGAATTCGGTGAACTTGATTATATTGATTCCATTCAAAACTTACAAGATGGATCAAGAGTTAGATTCCCACTTAATTACAATTCAGCACTTCTGAGCTTTGAACCTCAATCAGATTCTGCAATTGAGAAAAATATCAATAATGTTCTTATAATTTTTGTTAATGGAGTAATACAAAAACCAGTAGAAAATTACATTTTTGAAGGTGGGACATCATTTGTCTTCACAAGAGCACCATTACCTCAAGATGAAGTTGAAATATATTTCTATAAAGGTGTTGATGGAACAGATTCTACGTTAATAGATGACATCATACCAACTATAGAAACTGGAGATATTGTTCAAGTCATAAGTAACAACATTTATCCAGATACAATAACACAAGACGAAAGAACAGTCTACAATATAACTACCTCTGACAAAGTTGAAACTAATCGTTATACTGGATTGGGAGTTGATGAATTAAATGATAAACCACTATCTTGGACTAAGCAAAAAACAGATAAGAAAATTAATGGTCAATTTGTTTACAAGTCCAGAGATGTATTAGAACCTCTGATCTTCCCAACTGCAAAAATTATTAAAGATGTATCTACAACGGATACTGAAATATTTGTTGATAATATAGAATTATTTAATTATGAAACTGATAATGGATATACCGATGATTCCGTTCCATTAGATGCAGTCATTATAGAAAATACTAATCCAGTTACTGCTACATTTACTGCTTCAATTGGTATTGGAACCACAGTTAGCAGTATAACTACTACTAATCCAGGTTTTGGGTATTTACCAAATCAAACTACCATAGAATTGAAGTTTACTTCTCCATTAGGTGTAGGAACAACGGCAACAGCAACGGCATCTATTGCCAATGGAGTAGTTACTGGAACTACAATCACTAATCCTGGATCTGGATACACAGTTGCTCCTACAATATTTGCAGAAACACCAAACCTGAAAATTGAAAAAATTGAAGGATTTGGTAGCATTACAGGTTTCTCAGGAATTGTGACCGGAATTACAACAACCGCAGGAACCGGAGGAAATCCATTAGCACTTCAATTCACTGTATATCACGATGATACATCACCTTTCTCTGGATTATCAGTAGGATATCCAGTTTATATTTACGACACTCAAATTGGTAGTGGAGTTACATCAATTGATGATTCCAATTCTGCAGTTGTTGGAATTGGAACTACTTTCTTAGATAATGTTTACTATGTTTCTGCCCTATCTAATGTTGATAAAATTGGAATTATTACATGTAATGTAGATTCAAATTCCAATATAGTTGGACTTGGAACTACTGGAAATATACTAAATCCTGTTGGAAAATACTCATGGGGAAGATTTTCTCAAGGATCAGGCACAGTAATAAGAGGGACAAATCCAATATCAATCGGAGTTACTGGAAATACTGTATCTGGATTGACAACATATCCAACAATCCAAAGAAGAGGTATTGGAATTAGAAAAACAGGGGCATTACCTAAAAGAGAAGTATAATTAAAAATCAAGATTCTCTTATAAATATATAAAAAACAATTAATATGTCCGCATTCGTAACAGATCAATTTAGAATATTGAATGCTGCTTCCTTTGTAGAGTCCATCAGCAATAATTCTTACTATGCTTTTTTAGGTCTATCAAATCCATCTCCAGCATCTACTGGATTTGGTAGACTTGATGATTGGAATACGAGCACAACTAACAACCCTATAGATAATTTTCAATATTTGTCTCATTATAGAGATACTAGTTTATTTGGTAAAAAAATTACATCAGAAAATGCTAGGAGAGTTATTAGGAAGGTTGAATGGGTTGCAAATACTCCTTATGATATGTATAGAAATGATTATCGTCAAGGTAATCAATCTCCTGTATCTAAAACAGTAAGATTATACGATGCAAATTACTACGTCGTTACAAGTGAATTTAAGGTTTATATTTGTATAGATAATGGTTCTTCTGGCACTAATCCCACTGTTACAGGATCAACAATAGAACCAACACAAACTGATGTAGAACCATCTGTTGCAGGTTCTGATGGATATAGATGGAAATATCTATTCAGTATTTCTCCATCAGATGTAATTAAATTTGATTCTACAGAATATATTACTGTACCTAATGATTGGTTAACTACAACAGATCCTAGTATTCAAACTATTAGAGAAGGAGGAAACTCCGATAATAATAACAATCAAATAAAGACAGTATATATTGAAGATGGGGGAACTGGATATAGTACAGGCACCACCGCAGATATTGTAGGAGATGGATCCGGAGGTAAAGTTACAATTACGACAGATAGTTCAGGAACAATAACCGATGTTGTAGTGACAAATGGTGGAAAGGGATATACTTATGGAATTATTAATCTATCTCCATCTTCTCCTAGTGATACCGCAAAATTGATACCTATAATTCCTCCATCAAAGGGTCATGGATACAACATTTATGAAGAGTTGGGAACAGATAAAGTATTAATGTATGCAAGATTTGATGATTCAACTAAAGATTTTCCAATAGACACTAAATTTGCTCAAGTTGGAATTATCAAAAATCCCGAAACATTTTCTGGAGCAGGAGTAATTTTTACTGAAAATACATTCTCGTCTCTCTTTAGTATTGTATTAACAGAGTCTAGAGATGTAACTATTGGTGAAAAAATAACTCAATCTGTATCTGGAGCAAAAGGATATGTAGCATCTTTTGATAAGGATACTAAGATCTTAAAATATTATCAAGATAGATCATTATGTTATGGAAATAAAGAAGATCAAACACTTAGTGCTAGCACAACAAATACAATAGCATTCGATTCTACTAATGACATCGAATTTAATAGTAGTGGAGGTTCTTCAAGTATTGATAATTTTAGTGGTAGTGTTTTAGTTGTTAATGATAAGCAGATCAATCTGGGAGTTACTTTTACAAATGGTCTTGCAGATCCAGAGATAAATAAAAAGACGGGAGATATAATTTACATCGATAATCGACCCGAAGTTCAAAGAGACTCTAGACAAAAAGAAGACATTAAAATTATTCTGGAATTCTAAAAAAGATGGCACAAAAAACAGACTTAAATATAAGCCCATATTATGATGATTTTGATGGGGATAAGAACTTTTATAAAGTTTTATTCAAACCAGGATTTCCAGTTCAGGCTAGAGAACTAACAACTCTTCAGTCTATCTTACAAAATCAAGTAGAGTCTTTTGGTGGTAATATTTTTAAAGAAGGGTCCATGGTTCTTCCAGGATCTGTAACTTTTGATAATCAGTTTTCTGCAGTAAAATTAAATTCTATTAATTTAGGAATAGACATATCTGTTTATATCAAGAATTTTATTGGAAAGAAAATTACCGGACAACTTTCAGGAGTAACAGCATCTATTCAAGAAGTTGCACTTACATCTGATAGTGATTTAGTAACTGATGTCACAATTTATGTGAAATATGGGGAATCCGGAGAGGATTCAGAAGCAGATACATTTCAAGATGGAGAACAGTTATTTGCAAGTGAAAATGTCACATATGGAAACACCACAATTAATTCAGGAACCGCATTTGCATCATTAATTTCTCAAGATGCGACATCCACAGGTTCTGCAGCATTTATTGATAATGGTGTCTATTTTATTAGAGGAACATTTGTAGAAGTTTCTAAGCAAACACTTATATTAGACTATTATACTAATACTCCTTCGTATAGAGTAGGACTAAAAATATCTGAAACGATTGTAAATGCAAAAGATGATTCATCTTTATATGATAATGCCAGCGGTTTTACTAATTTTGCGGCACCAGGAGCAGATAGATTAAAAATAGCACTAACGCTCACAAAAAAAGAAATATCTAATAATACAGATACTGATTTTGTAGAAATTTTAAGAGTAGATGAAGGAAAAATTAAAAAAATTGAAAATAAACCTGTTTATAATTTAATAAGAGATTTTATTGCAGAAAGAACATTTGATGAATCTGGACACTATGCTATAGATGAGCTTAGTGTTAAAGCACTTAATTCTCTAAATGATCAAATTGACAATGATGGTTTATACTTGGAAGGAGAAATTACGGAGCAAGGAAATATTCCATCAGATGACTTAATGTGCTTGCAGGTAAGTCCTGGAAAAGCATACGTTGATGGATATGATGTTACTCTAGATGCAGAAACTGCTATAGATGTAGAAAAACCAAGAGATATTGAAAGTATAAGCAGCACTAATATCCCATTTGAGATGGGACATTTGCTTAGAGTTAATAATGTCAGTGGTGCTCCGAAAGAAAATGAAACTTTAGATTTATTCAATCAACTTCAAGATGATGGGTCGGGAGGAACAAAAATCGGTATTGCTAGAGTATATACTTTCAATTTGACTGATGCTGCATACACCGATGCATCAACTCAATGGGATTTATATCTTTATGACATTCAAACTTTTACAAATGTAACTTTTAATAGAAGTGTAACGGCAACTGAAATTCCAACTTCTTCCTTTATAAAGGGAAAAAGTAGTGGAGCAAGTGGTTTTGTTGTTCTTGGTCAATCTGCTTCAAGTTTAAATCTTTCCCAAACTTCAGGAACTTTTGTAACTGGAGAAAAATTAATTGTTAATGGAATTGAAACAGCATTGACAATTACAAGTTTTATACAAAATAATATTAATCAATTAAAATCTGTTAGCAAGACTGGTGTATCAGGTTTTCCAAATTTTAAAGCAGATGCAGTATTAAATCCTAAAAAGTTCTCTAATGGAATTTCAGAAATTAATGTTGCTTCTACAACGGTAACAAGTCCGGGAAAATTATTCTCTGGAGTTAAAGTAGGTGATTTAATTAGTGTAATACAGGGAAATGGTTTAAGGTATAATAGAATTACAGCAATTTCTTCAGATCTGGCATCACTAACTATTACTAATATTTCTAGTGTCAATGGAGTATTTACTGGAACCGCAATTTCTAATGGAAATTACACAGCAAATCTTAGAGTAGCAGAAGTAAAAAATAGTGAAAATGGTTTTCTTTATGCAAACCTCCCAGAATCCAATATTTCTTCAGTAGATCTTTCAAATTCACAGTTAGCAATAACAAAACAAATAACTGGAGAATCAACTAATGGTTCTGGTGAAATGGTATTTGGACTACCAACTGGTATTACAAGTGCATTTTACGAATCATTTGACCAGGAAAGATATTCTGTTCATTATACTGGAGGTGGAATTGGAACAATAACTTCTGATGCATTTACTCTTACTGGAGGAGGATCTGGAGTAGAAATTGAAGCATTGGAAACCAGTGAAGCAAATATAGTTGTAAATACAACTCTTAAAAAGAATGGAATTCAAAGTAAAATTAAAAACTTTACCAGAAGTGCAATAAAAGTAGTTAATCTTTCAAAATTAGTACAATCTGGATCTGCATCCAGTATATCAATTAATGACGGACTAACATATAATCAATATTATGGACTTAGAGTTCAAGACGATCAAATTTCATTAAATGTTCCTGATGTTTCAAAAGTTCTTGTAGTATACGAATCAACAAATACTGCAGATCCTACATTAGATGCAATTGAGTTCTCTTCAATATCTAATGTTGGAACAGATGCTATTATTGGTGAAAATATAATTGGATCTGAGAGTGGAGCGGTTGGAAGAGTTGTAACAAATAATAGTTCTTCACCATCATCAGGTGGTGCTAATAAACTAGGTGTAGTATATCTAAACCAAAATACTTTTATTGCTGGAGAAACTGTAACATTCAAGGAATCTAATATTATATCTACTGTCCAATCAATTACATTAGGAAAATATAATAATATAACAGACAATTTTGTTCTCGATGGTGGTCAAAAAAATGAATATTATGACTATTCGAGGTTGATTAGAACAACAGATTCAGAACCATCTAAGAGATTATTGGTTGTTTTTGATCATTATGTGGTTCCTGCATCAGATACTGGAGATGTATTTACTGTTTTAAGTTATGATTCTGATAGATTTTTAAATGATATTCCTAAAATCGGACCTAATAATATTAGAGCTTCTGATACATTAGATTTTAGACCAAGAGTTGTTGATTATGCTTCAACAACTGCTTCACCATTTAATTTTGACTCAAGAACATTTACTACAAATTTCAATTTAAAACCTGGAGAAAGTTCAATACTTGGATATGAGTTTTATCTTCCTAGAATTGATAAATTATATCTAGACAAATTCGAAAATCTTATCATCAGTAAAGGTGTTTCTGCAAAGGAACCAAAACCATCTCCAAGTAATGACCAAAGTTTGATGGAACTGGCAACTATTGTACTTCCACCATATCTTTACAATCCTGATAATGTTTCTATTGATTTGGTTGACAATAGAAGATATACTATGAGAGATATTGGTCAACTCGAAGATAGAATAGAAAACTTAGAAAGAGTTACATCTTTAAGTTTATTGGAGGTCAGTACTGAAGCATTGCGTGTTGAAGATGAAGATGGCAACAATAGGTTTAAGTCTGGTTTCTTTGTAGATAATTTTACTGATAGAACAAGTAGTGATCAAAATCTGACATCAGCAGATATTAGTGAAGGTCAATTAAGACCAAGACTTCTTTCTAATTCCTTGAGGCAAAGAGTTTTACCTTCCTCAGAAATTCCTGAAGAAGATTTGGATTTAACAACTAACTATGAATTGTTAGATCCAAATATTCAAAAAACTGGAAATGTTGTTACTTTAAAATATGATTCCATAGATTGGTTAGAGCAACCACTTGCTACTCGTGTCGAAAATGTCAATCCATTCCATGTAATAGAATATGTTGGAAATGTAAAATTATCCCCAGAGAATGATTTTTGGATTAGAACCATTTATATTCCACCATCTGTTAGGAATATAACAAGAAGAACTACTAATGTTGTTACTAACACTATTAGAAATACTGTAACTCTTCCCTCTGTAAGAACTGAAACTGGAGAGGGAACAAGAGTAAGAGAAACAAGAACAATTGAAACAAATTCCAGTTCTAGAGTACAAACTTCAAGAAATTCTAGAACTAGAGTTAATGTAAGATCAAGAGATGTTCTAATCTCAAGTGGTGATGAGCAATACATTAGATCTAGAAATGTTTCTTTCTTTGGAAGATCACTGAAACCCTTAACAAGGCACTATCAGTTCTTAGATAGTCATAGTAATGTTGACTTTATACCAAAACTTTTAGAAATTGCAAATAGTACATCTTTAGAAAATTCTGGTTCTTCGGAAGGTGCATTTACATCTGGAGAAACAATAAAGGTATATGAAAATGGTAGTGAAATAGGTCGTTTTAGACTTGCTAATTCTAATCACAAAGAAGGATCTTTTAAATCTCCATCAAGAACTTATAATATTAATCCTTACGCAAGAAAAGAAAATTTACCAAATTCATATAGTCAGTCATCCAAAACATTAAATATTGATCTAAATTCATTATCTAATGAAGCACAAGGAAGATTTTTTGGATATGTTACCAAAGGAGCAAAGATCGTTGGACAAACTAGTGGTGCAATTGCATACGTAAAGAATTTAAGATTGATATCTGATAATTATGGAGATCTTTTTGGATCATTCTTTATCAAGAATCCACACACAAATCCAGCACCAAATCCAAGAATTCTCACTGGTAAAAAGACATACTTATTGACTAGTAGTTCTACAAATGCTAAACCATTACCAGGAAGTAAGTTAATTTCTACTGGACAAGGATCTTATAGTGCTGTTGGAACTCTTCTAACAAGACAAATACAAACCACAGTAACCAGAACCATTGAAACTACATTAAGGCGTACTACAACTGTAACAACAACTAGACGTGAAGTTGTAAGAGCAAGAAGATCAGATCCTCTCGCACAATCATTTGTTGTTGGTAGAGATATTGATGCTCCAGATCTTAACGGATTTAGTAGTGATGATAAAGGTGTAGTTCTTACCGAGTTGGATTTGTATTTTGCCAACAAACCAGCAGGAAATGAACCTCTTGAAGTTCAAATAAGAACGGTAGAACTCGGTATTCCAACTTTAAATTTGGTTGGTGAATCAAAAACATTATATCCGGATGAAATTGCAACATCAACAACTGGAGAAACTGCAACAAGAGTCACATTTGATGAACCAAAGTATCTTGCTCCAGGAAATGAATATGCCGTAGTTTTACTTGCACCTACTTCAGATGAATATGAAGTTTGGATTGCAAAAATGGGAGAGAAAACTGTTAATACGCAATCTCTACCTGATGCAGAATCAGTAATTTATACTAAGCAATTTGCACTTGGTAGTTTATTCAAATCACAAAATGGATCTATTTGGACACCTACACAAGAATTGGATCTCAAATTCAAACTTTATAAAGCAAAATTTACCGCAAATACCGGTATTGCATATTTTGGAAATCCACCCTTAGATCAAAGCAATGGATATGTAAATAATTTACTTGCAAATCCAGTTACAGGTGTTCCAAAAACTACAACTCTTGGTGTTACAACATTCACCGATTCTGACCTGATTGATACATTAAATACTGGTCGAAAAATTGCTGGTTCCATTCCAAATAGCTATGGTTATATTGAATATGCTGGTGGACCAGTTACTGGTATTACAACTACTAATGGTGGGGAAAATTATACAAATCAGTCGAACTTAGCAACAACCAATATTGTTGGAAATGGTAGTGGATTAAGACTATCTATTACACAGACAAATGGTGTAATTACTGGAATTACGAGAACTGCTGATGGAACTGGATATGAAGTTGGTGATGTAGTAACTGTTACTAGTGGCACAACTGGAAGAGGTGCATTAATTACTATTAGTGCAATTACTGGAAGAGATACACTTTACTTGACTGATGTACAAGGTGAAGTAGGTGGAGGAAATGCATTTCCAGTTGGTGCTGGAGTAAGTTATTATGATACTGATACAACCATTGTATCTCTAGGTAGCACTCAAATCACAAGTGCAACAGAAGGCACAGGTGTAAATTCTGGAAATTTCTTAGAAGTGAGTCATTTTAATCATGGAATGTATGCCAATAATAATAAATTACAATTGAATGGGGTTAAATCTGATGTTTCACCATCAATTCTTACTGTAAATTTATCAGTATCTTCAGGTTCAACTTCAGTATCTGTTGAAAATTCATCTGTTTTCGAAACCTTTGAAGGATTACCTGTTAGTGCTTCTAATCCAGGATATGTAAAAATTGGGGATGAAGTTATGAGTTATGAAGGAGTATCTTCAAATCAATTAACAACTATTGGTAGAGGTGTTGAAGGAAAAGTTGAATCGCATGAAATCAATGCTGAGGTTCAAAAATATGAGTTTAATGGAGTGTCTTTAAGAAGAATTAATAATGTAATCTATGATATTTCTGATATTGAAATTGATTCTAATGGATATTACATTGAAGTAGACAGAAGTGCTACATATGGAGTAAATAGATCTGCAGATACTGCAACTCTACCACAATTATCATTTAACAGAAAATTTGTCGGTGGTGGAAATGATGTCTTTGCAACCGAAAATATTCAATTCAACTCAGTAAATCCAAGATTCTTTGTACAGGCACCTGGAGATTCAACTTCAGTAAGTGCCGTAGTTAGAACAACAACCGGAACTAGTATTGATGGTAGTGAAACTTCCTTCCAACTTCTAAATGAAGTGGAACCTGTAGAGTTGAACTCCTTCAATAACTTAAAATCAACTAGGATAGTATGTTCTAGAGTCAATGAATTACAGCAACCAGAATTCAATAATGTTTCTGGTAGAAGATCATTTACAACAGCAATTACATTAAATAGCACAGATGAAAACTTGTCTCCAATTATAAATTTGGAAGATTCTACTGTTCAATTTGCATCAAATTATTTAAATAGACCTGTTACAAACTTTGCCACTGATTCTAGAGTCAATTCTATTTTAAATGATCCACATTCAGCAATCTATGTTTCTAATACTATTGGATTATCCAAACCAGCATCTTCCTTAAAGGTTATACTTGGTGCATTTAGACCTGCATCCTCAGATATTAGGGTTCTTTACAGTCTTGTCAGAGATGATTCCTCGGAGATAGAGCAAGAATTTGAATTATTCCCAGGACATGAAAATCTTGTATCAACTTCGGATGGTGGATTTAAAGTTGTTGATCCAGCTCTGAATAACGGTAAATCTGATATCAAAGTTCCTGCAAGTTCTGCTAATCAATTCTTAGAATACGAGTTCACTGCAGATAATTTGGGAGAATTCAGTGGTTATTCAATAAAAATTATCATGTCGGGAACAGACCAAGCAAACTCACCAATTATTAGTGATCTTCGAACAATTGCATTAGCATGAAAAATTTAATTAAAGTTAAAGATCATCCTCATCTTTACAGAGATGAGGATACTGGAGCAATTATCAATTGTGACGATGTGTCCTATAATAGATACATGAATAAAGTGAAACGAAAAAATTCTGAAAAAGAAGAATTAGATAATATGAAAAAAGATATTGAAGAAATTAAATCTTTATTGAAAGAATTTTTGAATAGATAGAACCTTCCTTATCTGATGGTATAAATATCTAAAGGATTATAATTTATAAAGATAATGGCAGTTTATGCATCTAATATTGTGATTGAGCAGGGATTTGATTTTTCCAGTTCTTTTGCCTTAGGTGACTCTAGAACCAATTCCAGTGTTAATATAACTGGATATGGTGTTACTG